CAAATTAAACATATTGTCTGGGACAGATCTTCCTTCCTCATGCCACTTTCTAAAGGTGGCTTTCAGTGTTGAAGGATGCACTGAAACTTTTACTTCGGGAATATACCCGAGTGTATCTTTAATATAATCTTGTAATTTTATCGCTTGTTTTCTTTCCCCCATTCCAAAGGCAATCCCTACTTGGTTCTTTATGATGTCACCAAGTCCGTTGTCCGTGAGCCATTGATAGCAGTCCGATGATTTTTTAGCGTCTTTGGGAATAGAGACATAAATATCTTCAACCACTTGTACTTTTGAACCGTCTAACATTTCAGTAGCCGTTAAGCCGAGTTCCGCCATTTTAGTGGGAATAGTCTCTCCTGATAATTTACGTAAATTTTCTTTTTGTATTTTTACAGTTTCTTCTAGGGACTCTATTAATTCTTCTAGTTTTAATTGCTCTTGTAATAAGTTTGCAACAGATTGCAAACTTTCCTGTTTTATATTGGTAACAGCGTCACCTTCAAAGTTTATCTTGCTCATTAATTTCGCCTTTCTCATTAATGTTAATACTTACGGAATAATATCTCTTTTGTATTTTATCCCATTTTAATATTTTAAATCTTCCTCTGTTTATATCAGAAGCGATACAGCATGCAATACCCATTGCGGCCGGATCTCCCATCATAAGTAAATGGTCATTATCGTCAAAATCTTTAAGTTTTCTGCGTAATTTCCTTATGGCAGGCTGTGGACTAAACATGATTTGTTGCCCACTCTCAAATAGTAAAACAATGTCGCCATATTCCTGGGCGCTTAATACATTTATATAGGGATTTTCTTGAACTAAAAATACCGTGGGCTTTTTTTCTTCTTTATCCTGCTTGAATTCCATCTTTCTGCGAGTCCTTTATCTCTTGTTTTTTCTTTCCGCAAGTATTATATAGCTATTTTAGAAAGTTATTATGAACTATAGATTTAAAACGAAGCCTTTTCAACATCAATTAGATGCTTTGGACGAGAGCTGGAACAAGGAAGTATGGGCCTTATTCATGGAGATGGGTACAGGTAAAACCAAGGTATGCATTGATAATGTAGCTATTTTATATGATAAAGGAAAAATTAATGCGGCTTTAATTGTTGTTCCCAACGGAATTAAGCGCAATTGGCGCAATGAATTACATATCCATATGGCGGATCATGTTTCTTACAGAGTGGGAATATGGTCTTCCTCACCACGAAAACTAGAGAAAGAGGAACTTGATCAGTTGTCCGTGATCAGTGATGACTTGTCCATCTTGATTATGAACATTGAAGCGTTTTCCACCAAGAAGGGATATCAGTTCGCTTACAGCTTTCTTTTACGCAACGCCGCTTTATTATGCGTGGATGAATCCACTACCATAAAAAATCATAACGCTTCCCGTACAAAAAATATTTTAAAATTACGCCATATGGCAAAGTATCGTCGCATCATGACGGGATCTCCTGTCACTAAATCTCCTTTAGATTTATTTAGTCAGGTGCAGTTTCTTGACCCCTGGTTGATTGATCAGCAAAGTTACTATAGCTTCAGGGCTAGATATGCGGTGGTCGTGCAACGCAGTGTTGGATCTCATTCCTTTCAGCACGTGGCGAAGTATCAACGACTCGATGAGCTGCAGGAAAAGATAAAAAGCTTTTCCACGCGGATTCTAAAAAGTGAATGCCTTGACCTTCCCGAAAAGCTCTATACAAAAAGAACAGTGGCGATGACGATGGAACAAATGAAAGCTTATACAGAAATGAAAAAAGCAGCCATGACCTTCCTGGAAAATGAAAAGATGATGAGTGCTACCACAGTCCTGACGCAATTAATACGACTTCATCAAATAACATGCGGCCACGTTAAGACGGACGAGGGCGATGTTATGGCTATAAAAAATAATCGTATTCAAGAACTATTAAACATACTGGAGGAAACAAATGGTAAAGTTATTATATGGGCTGTTTATCGCTATGATATACAGGCTATTGAAAAAGCAATCGGAGATATTTATGGTAAGGGAAGTGTGGCGTCTTATTATGGTGATACCAAGGATGTTGATCGTCAGCATATTGTGGATCGCTTTCAGGACAGCGATAGCTCTCTCCGCTTTTTTGTTGGAAATCCAAAAACGGGAGGCTATGGGCTCACTCTTACTGCTTCTCACACTGTCATTTATTATTCTAATGATTACAGTTTAGAAGTACGCATGCAGTCCGAGGACCGCGCTCATCGCATCAGTCAGACAAGTAAAGTGACGTATGTTGATCTTATTGCGGAGGGAACTGTTGATGAGAGAATTGTAAAGGCTCTCAATAACAAGATTGATCTGGCCAGTCAGGTTATGGGCGAAGATCCAAAAAAAATATTATTTTAGGGGGTATCTGCCCTACCACTCATGTGCTACAAACGCTCTGTAGGGCTTTATATTGATAAAAATTTTCGCAGTAATCAGTAATTTTACCTGTCGATGTCTTTTATCAGTATATCGAGCATTACTTCCAATTTTATCACTCGTTCCTTTATTTCTGGAATATCTCGTAGCACTACTTGTTCTATTGTGCGCTGTTGTTCTTCTAATGCTCGCACTTTTTGTGACAGCATGCCATACACACTGCCAGCACTTATTAGAATCATGGAGATCCAGACGACGTTCCGAAAATTAAAATCTTTTTCCATTATCCGTACCTTCCTCTTCCTCTTCCTCCGAAAAGAGAACTTAATCCACCAAACATTGAATAAGGATTAAATCCACCGTAAAATGAACGAGGAGGTTGTTGCTGCATTGGTGATGATTTATTTAAACCGGCAATTCCTTCTTCTATCTTGCCCAAGCGGTCACTAATGCTACTGAACTGCTCTCCAAATCCACCCATTTGTTCTCCTAGTCCTCCTAAAGTGGATTCAAATCCACCCAGTCTTTCTCCGTAGCCTCCCATTTGTTCTCCTAGTCCCCCAAGTGTTTCTTCAAATCCTCCTAGTTGCTCACCGTATCCTCCAAGTGTTTCACCAAATCCTGTTACCTGCTCGCCCATTCCTTTAATTCCCCACGGATCCTGATTCAGTATTTGTGGCGGCTGTTGGTAAGGGTGTTGAGGTTGTCTTGGCCGTCCTGGATATTGAGTGAATTTTGGTCCCCCCATGAAACCAGCCAGTCCACCAAGTCCAGATATACCAGCTCCCACAGATTGTATTAAGGGATTAAAAGCTCTTCTTTCGTTAGGATCGAACTGCATTGTTATCCCTCGGCTATGGAATCATTGATCGCTTTTAATTTCTCAAAGGTTGACATGTTGGCGTAGCCGCCGTCATCATATTGCTTTAAATATCCCCCGTCCGCTTGACCTAAACTATTTAAAATGTCAAAGGCCTCTTTTTCACTGGCAGAAGGTGTATTCCCATATGTATTTATTGCGTCGAGTGCAAAACTACGGGGACCTTTTACTTCAGTTCCAAATATGTTCATCGCTGGAAAACTTCCTACGTTAAAATCATTTGTGGTCTTACCATAATAAGGAGTTCCATCCGTATACTTTTCTTTTGTTTGAGTTAAAGGTTGATCAGCAAATCCTGTAATTATATTGTCTTGGGTAATAACATCTTGAGGATCGATGGATTGATCGCCTCCGATATTAAATATATCTTCTTGGGGGGTTAAATCTATCGTTCCCGCTGTTGGCTTCTTTTCAAAGCTTCCTGTTTCTGGATTCCATACTTCACCTTTCTCTTCATGACTGCGAACCATAATATAGGTGGAATCAATTCGCCCGTCAGAAAATGTAGACATGTCGTGCCCTGTTGCCCGTTCAATATGGGCTAATTTGTTCGCCCGCTCATCTCTTATTTCTTCAACATTTGCCGATGGTGCATAGAAGAGATCGGGTATGCTCTCAGGGGGGTTGGTGAGATAATTGTATGGCCAGTGTCTTGATTCCGCTAAAAGATCGTCTAAGTCTGTTGAAATTGTTTCAGCAGATCTGTCAGTTATCAAGGCATCGAGTTCGTCTAAAATATCAGGAGGTTGATATTCAATGTCAGTCCGTGGGATAAACCCGATTGACCTTCTTGGATCATAGGCGATGTCTTGAGCTGCATCAACCGTTTCCGTCCCCACTAGATCTTCCAGTATTGCGTCCTGAGTATCTTCAAGGGTTTTCTCACCTTCTACAAGGTCTGCCTGTGCAGTTGTTTCTTCATCCTTGATGATGTCAAGATTGGCTTTTTGTGTTTGATCAAGATTTTGATCAAGTTTTCCAGTCAGCAACGCCTTGCCATGTCTCGCAAAGCCACTAGGGACTCCTTTTAACTCCTCCCATATTTTCTGTACACCAGGTCCCATATCCTTTCTTATTTGCTTGGGAACAATGTTCGTCAGTCCTGATTGTGCATACTTGGCAAGGTCGCCTATTATTTTTAAAGGCGCGGGCGCCAGGGCGTTGAATGCTGCGGGAATTCCCAGATTAAGTGCTCCTCCTATAGGAAAACGGTCAAGATATGCGTCGCGGGCTTCAGGGCTTGATTTAATAAACTTGTCAAGATCGCGTTGATAATCGCTTCTGCCGTCCGAGTAGAAATCAAGTACTACTTGCGCCGCTGAATTAAGCGAGCCGTCTTTTCTTCTATTTCGGTTGATGAAATCCTGTTGTTTTTTTGTCATGCCTCCAATGACTGTGCTCGGAGAGGAGATACCTGATCTGTAACCTTGATCCTGGTGTCCTTGCGTAACAAGCCTGTCTAAGTCTCCACTTTTTATCATTCGGTTTAATTCTCTTGCTGTTGTCTTTTGGCTTTTTTTATCGCCTTTATTTCCAGCGGCTGTTCCCTTTCTGCTGCCTGTTTTATAAGCCGAAGGTCCTGCTACGTAATCTTTATGTTGCGCTGAACCTGAACCTGGTGGTCCCCCTCCTTGCAATTTCATAATACCGTACATTATATTCTCCTCTGTGATCCGAGGGCCAAGGCCTCATCAAGGTTGCCCCCGGCCAACGCCACGCGCTGATCTGGACTTAAGGGTTGTGTCGCCCCTCCCGTTGGAACGGTCTGGGTCATCTCTTCAAAATCCACGTTCAAGAAAGGATCCTTCTCTAACGTTTTAAAAGGGCCTTTCGTTGCTGGCTGTCTTGGAGCTTTAGCTTGTTCTTGAACCTCATCCACCATAATCTTCTGTCCTGTTTCCTGTCCGTCCTGACTGAAGGTCGGTTTACTGTCAGCCTTGACAATGTCAAGGCCTGTCGCATAGCCCGCGTCATCAGTCTTAATGATCATTTGCTCGTTTCCAGGGAAGGCGCTTTGGTTTTCAGAGAAAATAAGATACTTCATAACATCGATTGGATTGCCAGAATCAAAATTATCTCTTACCTCAGGAGGAAGATTTTCATCCCCTCTTACATCATCCCATCTCATGCGACCAAGAGTCATTAACGCCTGTCGTTTTGCGAGATCGCTGATAGTTGGGTTCATCACCGTTGTAATATTTTTCAGGAATTTTGGATCAGCCAGGGTGGTCATCCCATACCGTGCCATCAGCATCAGTCCGAGATTTCCAAAAGGATTGGAGGCCAGCATACCGCCTGTAATCAGGTTGGTAATAGCATTCGCTCCGCCCAAGAAACCACGACGCTTGACGAAATCGGAAACATCGCCGAAGCTTGTCTGTTGCACCTGTCCCGCCAGATCCAACACGTTTTCCATTTCCTTGTATACTTTTTCACCAAGAATTTCCTTCATGCCCGCGACCCTGTTTTTCCCTGATTCCCCCATTCCAAATATCGTTTTCATTTGTTCTACGTCTAAAATAGGAACATTGAATTGCGCTGTTCCAGTTGTTCCCCACTTCGTTGCTTGTTGGCGGTGCGCCCCAAAGCCTTCCGTTCCTGGAATCCATCGTGTAATTCGTTCTCCCCATGTTTGTCCGCCTGAAGTCAGTTTTACTTTACCGCTGATGTAGCGGGTGGCAACTCTCATTTTATCATCTAGAACAGACCGTGCTACTGCATCAAAAACATTTACATTTGTTTTGACGCCATTAATCATTACATCAGCGTTTCCTAACGCTAATCTCATTTCCTTAATGGCCATAGGTGATGACATGCTTTTGCTGTCCAATAGTATTTCCGCCAATTGATCGGCTTTCAGCCATCCAGGTTGACCAACAGCTCCTGGCTTTGCCACATTCAAATCGGCAAGTGCCAGAACTTGCGCCGTTCGGTCTTTTAAACTGTCAATATTATCCGTGAAAAACTTATTCGCCATTGTATAGCGATTGGCAAAAGCGTCCTTGAGAGCGTTTTTTGCGGGATCATTAAGATCGGCAAAGCCCTTGAAATCATTGATAGCGGTGACCATTGCTTGTGTGAATGGCTCGACACGGTGACTAATGGCGGATCCTGCCGCTCCAGCCTCACCCGCATGCTGTAGAATGTCATTGAGGCTTGTCTGAAGCATATCAAACTGTCTCGCATTCATATAGTCTCCCTTTATAAACTGAAGGGCTGGAAGAATTTTTTCAAATGCTCCTTGTGTTTTAAGGGTTGGAATAGTTGCCAGTAATTCTTCAAAATCGATTGCCTGTGCACCATAATCTCCTGGAAGATCAAGCATGATTTTTCGCTGATCCAGACCAAGACGCTTGGACAACTTAAAGGCCTCCTCTTTTATTTGTGCTGTGGGAATAAACTTATCCCCAATTTCATCGCCGATGTCTAAAGCGCTCTTATAAAGCGTTTCCTTGGTGGAGGCAAATTTTGCCACGCCTTCTCTAAAATTCTTATCCGCGAGCATTCCTGCGTCATTCAATAAACTAATAGGAGAATAATTGTTCAGTGTCCTATTAATTGATTGAGCCATAGCTACTTGTTGCGCGTTTTGGGCCTGTCGTGCCTTGGTCGCCACAAAGGGGAAAAGACCGATGACTTTTCCTGCCCCTTTAACAATATTGGATTCCGTTACAGAGAACACATTCATGGGAACACCGTACTGCACTCCTTTTTTCATCATATCAATACCTCCCTTGGTCACTCCCACAAGAGGTGCGAATCCTCGTTTAATAAACGGCCACATCTGCGACAGTCCTACAGCCCCTCCCGACCATAAAAGCTCGTTGCGCATGTCATAGAGATTGCGTAGGGTTTCATCCTTTTCCATCGCCTCTGTCAGATTAGGAATGTCACTTAGGTAACGCGTTATTTGATTAAGCATGTCATATGTTTCGTTGGCTGCGCCCCGTGCAAATATGTTCATTGCTGTTAAGGCCGTTGCCGATTTGGCAGGACTGTTCTTCACTGCATTGGAGATTAAGGCGTTGTCCATCACACGCTTTCCCGCAACTCCTCTGCTCAACAATGACGCGCCCACGACATCGGAAGCAATGACAGCGACGTCTCCCAAGGTTGCCTTGGGGTCCTTGCTGGTCAGCTTGGTTGCTCCAAAATTAAGAATGCCTTGCAGTAGTTTTCCTGGTTCAAAGGGATCACCTCCTGGTGGAAGATCCAGTAGTTCCCCCATTCCTTCTATCAGTCCCGGGCCTGTCTTGGCTTTCTCTTGTTGCTGACGCATATAATATCCTATGGGATCTTTTATTTTCGCTTGTCTTTCTTGAATTTTCTTTTCGTAAGCCTCTAAGTCAGCCATAACGTTTCCTGAAACATTCCCCGCTGCTTTTTGATATGCCGTTACCTTTTTCAGAGCATCAATTAATTGTTGCTGTTCAGCCTCATTACGTGGCCAGTCGCTTACAGGTTTTCCTTCTACCTCCCCTGCCTCAATTCCACCAATGGTAACCGGACCTATGCCCTGAATTCCGTATTTTGTTAAATCTAATTGTATTGTTGTAGTTGCCATTATTTTATAAGCGTTACGCCACTCCCCTCTGGATTAACTTCAAAATGAAACTCAATTTTAGGGCCTGCCGCTTCCTCTCCTGTCTGTCCTATTTTACGAATTCTATCCAGATCAATGGTATCATATCCCAGTTCCTTCATTCGGTTAAAGGACTCCTCGAACGCAGGAATGACAGCCAAATCGCTGTAGGACTGCATACGCGCTCGTCGTAAATCGCTTTCCAAGAATTCAAGTTTCTTGATAACGGAGACAGAGGATGTCCAACCAAAAAGGTTCAAGTCCATCGCCGCACGCTCAACGTCATCCAAGTTCAATCGTCCTGATGACTTACGCGCTCTTGCAATTGCATAAATGATCGCATTGGCACGTGCCTGGTTCAATGGAAGATCTTCATCAAACCATTTAAGCTTGTTCATAATCTTATCCTGCTCGGCCGCGCTTTCAAAAAGATCTCGTCCCAACGCATCCTGATTTCCATAAACAACATTTCCGCCAGGGGCTGTGAAGTCCGCTCGCATTTCCGCCTGCCCCGCAGCTCCTATCTGGTTGAATGTGCTTTGAAGACCTCTGAGAGCCGCGATGTCCTCTTCCTGAACAGTACCGTTTGCAATGTCTTTCTGGGTGTCGGGATCCAGTAAGTATTGGTCAATGAAATCACTAATGAGAACAAGTTTTGTATTGGGTTGAATTCCCTTTTCATAGCCAACGCCTTGTACATTTGGATTGCCACTCTTGAAAAAGTCATTGAAGGTATAGTTCATCGTATCCGTCCATATTTGCCCAAAATCCTGTGCACGCATTTGTAGTCCTGCAAGGAAACCAGCACGCCTTGGATTTTCAGCGATTGATGCGCGAAGATCACTTAAATACATGATATTTCTGTCATAGGTGTCCAGCTTGTTTTTAATGTCCAGGATCGGTCCGATTCCACGAGAGGTGGCATAATCGGAAGGCGTTCCTGACATCGCAGTCGTCATTTCCTGTATGCCTGCCACATCGGTCATGAGTTCAAGAACGGGCAAGCCGTCCTCTCCCAGCTGATCCGAGGGGCGATAGAATTGAATCTGTTCTCCTGGTTCCTGAACAGTATAGGCAACGAACGGATCAGACCATTCGCCGTTTTCCAACGGAAGCCTGAACTGTCCTTTCTTCGGCTTAAACGCCTCGATTTCATAATCAAGAGCTTTGAGCTTTGCCGCCTTCATTTGATCGTTATAGGCCGTCATTTTTGCCTTATCAGAAGCGATGTCTTGATCGTATTTCTTATTTAAAATATTTAGCCTTAGACCTCTATCGGAATCATAAACCGCTTTGGCATCAGCTATCTCTTGCCCTCTTTTTTGTAATTTAGCGGTAAGGACGCCGCGTTGTCGCTCCTTTTCCTCCGCTCGTTGCAGTTGTTTTATCTTGGAAAGGTTCTGGGTGAAGACTTGTCCCGCCTGACTGATTGCAGGCGCCATTTTTCCTCCGCGTGTCGGTGCCATCAGGCCAAAGCCGAATTGGGCGAGTGCCAGTCTCTTGTCTCTTGAATAATCAGAAGGCGCGTACATCGCCTCAATCTGTTCATCGGTCAGGGTCGGGGTTCCATATTCCTCGAGATAGGACTTATCTAAAAATAAATCTTTGAAGTACTGCTCGGGGTCGGGGTTTTGCAGGATAGGGGCATCCGGAAACATGCTCCCTGGCAATGAAGTAGGCATTACTTTTGGAGTTGGTACGGTTACCTCTAGATCTTCATCTTCAAAAATGTCAATATTTTCGTAAGCCATTATACTAATCCGAACGCTCCACCAGATCCGCCTTGCCCACTTAGGATGCCGTAGGCACCCAGTCCCATGCCCAGTGCTCCGAGCATCGGATTAGTGTATGGAAGTGGTTTTTGCGTTAATGTTTGTGAAACGGACGGTACTCCCGCCATCACGTCGCCGAAGTAGCTTAGTCGCCCGTATGGTTCCATACGTTTTGCTTCTGCCATTCTGTATTGTTCGTTAAGTGCCGCTTGTTGTTGTGCTTGTTCTGCCCCTCCGAACTGGAATAGGGTTCCAAGACCTTGTTGTCCTAGACCATATTGCTGTTGAGCGAGGTTAGCCCCCATCATTCCCATTTGTCCTTGTTGGGCTCCCATTTGTGCTTGTTGGGCTCCTAGTTGCCCAAAAATACCAGCCCCTTGGAGTTGCCTTGCCCTTGCAGACTCGGAAGTGCCAATTGCTTTTTGTTGCGCTTGCTCAAAGTTTTGAGCCAGATCCTGGAATATTCTCCTGGATTTAATGTCTTGTAGATTCTTGTCAAGTTCGGCTGATTCAACGCCAAATCGTGATCCCCCGAAGGCTCCTGCCTGTTGAGCGGTATCTGCTGTACGTTTCCGTGCGACAGCTGCCTGCTCATCCATTTGTTTAAGAGCTTCTTGAGTTACATCCCCCTGGTATTGATTGAAAAAATCCGAATAGTTGCTTGTGCTGGGGTCATACTGCTGTGTTGCCCCTTGAAGTGCTGGAATTCCCATCCCTGTTGTGGCTATTCCTGCTCCTGTCGTGGCTTGTCCCGCACCCAAGGCGTTGAAAGCCGTGGCGAAAGCCGGATCATATTGAGCACCTGTTCCCGTAGGAAGACCTGTTGTAGGGTCAATCCCCATCATTCCCGCTGCTCCAGCGATGGCTCCCGTCTGAAGAGGATCAAATCCTGCAATGCCCTGAGGCGTGACAGTGCCTGGCACTTGAGTCACATCAAATGCCCCCTGAAGCAGTTTCCGTCTCCAGTCCTCTAGATAGGGTGCTTCACGCGTTCCTTGCCAATAAGTTTCGGGCATTATACTATTCCTCTTCCTCGAGATGAGTCAGGATCTAGCCTGTTCATCAGGTTATACATTGATTTTGGTCCTCCCGCATTGTCAACGGCTTTTGCCGTCATGACGAACTCGCCGTCACTGAGCATCGCCGGTATCTTGTCCTCTTTCGGCCCTCCCGGTCCTCTGATCGAGCCAAATTTTCTTGGAAAAAATTGGGCAATTCCCGGATTCTCTTCCAGCCTGTCGGCTAAATCTCCAGCGGTTGAACCGCCATTTGCGCGTGTGATATAACGGGGATTATACCCCATAATGCTTTCAACAGTGGGATCTTTTCGTCCTGGCATTCCTCCCCCCAATGTTCCTCGGTTAGGATCAATGTAAGGTATTCCTCCCCCCTGATAACCTGTAATGCTCCTTGCTGTCGGGTCGGGGGACCGTCCCCTTGGATTCATTCCTCCTCCTAAAGACCCGCTGATGCGATTTCGATTCATGAAAGGATTTCCTCCCCCTTGCAGTCCTACGATTCCCCCCTCATTAACGCCAAGCGACGGACGACGATCAGGATCAATAATAATCCCTTCTTCATCCACCTCGAAATCCTTATATTTATTGCCAGCAACATCATACTCCTTAACATCATAAGACGTGTCGGTGATAGGATCATAATGAAGCCCCCTGAAACGGTCTGTTGCTCTTTGCGGTCCTCCTGTTATGTCGTTATATTTTAAATCAATCTCGGATAGGCGATCCTCTTTACTCAGAGGTCCTTCTTTCTCATCCTCAAACTGTTTCTTGGCCAGCATGGACATAATAAGACTCATAAGCCCAGCCCCAGAATCAAATCCTTCTCCCTTTTTTCCTGATCCTCCTAATAATGACCCTCCGGCTCCAGCAATATTCTTGAGAATTCCTGCAAGTCCAGATGCGTCTGTTCCTTGTTGATGAGTTAAAGGACCAGTAGATTTTGTACCAAAAGTCCCCAACATGTTCTTCATGAAATTCCCAAATCCGGATCCGCCAGTTGTCGTACTAGCACCGCCCATCATCGCGGGTATGCCATACATTGCTGCCAGAGCCATTAACATTTCAGGATTGTTCCTGAAAATATCCTTCCCACCGCTGAAGACATCTCGACCGGCTTTTTTTACCCGATCACGTATTTTTCTAAAAAACTTTTGCATAATCTCCTAATTCCGCAATTTATGTGATTGTTATTGGCAAGAAGGCTACGCTTGTAATTTTAGCCAATTTTATTCTATATTTATAGTCAAATTCTTGGTATATGACAACAAGTAAATATGGCAAAGAAAGTTAAGACAGAATCAGCAGCACTTTTCAATCATAAGTTTGAAGCCATTAGGCCATTTGGTCCTACTGTTATTAAAGGAACAGTTCCCATGGATCTTATTCACTTACTGGATAAGAAAGCATCAAAATTGCTAGGAAGTAAGCAACTTTCCAAAGAATTTAATCATGCACCCAATCTGGCGGGAAATGTTCACAAAGAAGTTCGTTATCCTTCATCGTGGATGAGTACCGAAGAATTCAAGCCGATGGTTGAGTTCATTGGAGAAATGGTAAAAGCTTATATCTCCATTCCCCCTGCAAGTGAAACCATCAGTCCTGAGTTTGTGGGCAAGCTCGTCATTCAATCAATGTGGACCGTGAGCCAGTGGGCGGGAGACTTTAATCCTTTTCACATTCATGAAGGACAACTGTCAGGAGTTATTTATTTACGCATTCCACCTGGATTAAAAGAAGAATACGAAAAAGAGGATCATTACCCAACAGTGGGAGATATTGTTTTTTATCACGGTCAAGCGGCGACGTTCAGCGGACATAAGTTGCAGTACACCCCTAAAGTGGGTGATGTATTCTTATTTCCCAATTGGCTCACACACGGCGTCTATCCTTTTAGAACCAAGAGACAGGAAAGACGATCTGTTTCCTTCAATCTTGAACTTATTAAGAAGGAGGGTTCAACAAGTGGAAACGCTGAAACATTACGTAACCAACAATTTTATAAAAAATAATGAAAAAAGTGGCTCTTCCGAAGAAAGTCAATGCGGGACCTTTTGAAGTAGAACTTATTCTTATTCCCCATGAGGTGGCTTATGAATCATCGGACTACCAAGGAAGTTTCGTTAGTAAGCCTCCCTTAAAAATTTATCTGGATGAGGACATAATTAATCTAGGGGGAAAGGATGCCATTAATGTGGTGATGCATGAAATGCTTCATGTGGGTTATTATCAATACCATCTCAAGGACAAGGAGGAGGAAACTCTGGTAAATTCTGTAGCCAATTTTTTAACGGAACTGCTGTCGCGTTCAGAATTGAAAGAGTGGATAATAGACAACATGAATAAATGAATAATTCATCCCTTAAAACTAAATCCAATGACAGTATTACTCCCCCCTCTATAAGAGTGTTTGTAGCCACTCCGTGTTATGGAGGGATGATCACCGTCAATTATTTTGAAAGTTGCATGAAATTAATGGCCGAGTCCATACGAAAAGGAGTGGGGTTGCAGTTTGCCACCATTGGAAATGAATCATTGGTGACTAGGGCTCGTAACACACTGGTTCAGTTGTTTATGGATGATAAAAAAGAATACACGCATTTGATGTTTATTGACGCCGATATTGGTTTTGATTACAACACGATCTTTCGTATGTTGGACATAGACAAGGAAGTGGTGGCTTCCATCTATCCCCGCAAGGCTATTGATTGGAGAAAGGTAAAAAAGAAAGCTCAAGAAAAACCTGATGTCACACCCGATGAACTCCACGCTTTTTCATTAGAATATAATTTAAATGTTAAGAATCCCGAACGTGTTGAAATGAAACAAGGTTTTATTGAAGTTATGGATGCCCCAACAGGCTTTATGCTCATAAAACGAAATGTCTTTAATAAAATGAAAATGGCCTATCCTGATCTCAAGTTCACCAATGACCAGCATTTGGGACAGCCTCATGAAACCAAGTTCAAGTACCATGACACATCGGACTGGAACTACGCCTTTTTCGACACAATGATTGATCCAGATTCCAAAAGATACTTGTCAGAAGACTATGCATTCTGTAGATTATGGCAGAAGATTGGTGGTACCGTTTATGCGGACATAATGAGCGGACTAACGCATTATGGAACCTATGCTTTCAAAGGAAATGTAGGCACTCAATTCTTGCCACCAGAGAAGAAGTAACTTATTATACACTATTATGGAACTGACCGATTTAAAATTTCAACCAGGAATAGACAAGCAGGATTCACCTTATGCGGCCGGTGATGATCGACGCTATGTGAACTCTGATTTTGTTCGGTTTCATTACGGAAAACCAGAGCGTTGGAACGGATGGGATTATCTTCCTAATCCTAATACAACAATCGTGGGCGTGGTCCGTGATACGCATGCGTGGCTAAGTCTGGACGGAACAAGGCATCTTGCCTTGGGAACCGACAGGAAACTTTATGTTTTTACGGGAGGAGTGTTTAATGACATTACCCCCATACGATCAGGACCAGATTCCCTTACCAATCCTTTCACGACCAACGGTACGACGACCGTTTCCGTAGCTGATGCGGCGCATGGAGCTAGTCAGGGAGATTTTGTGACTTTTGATTCATTCTCCACCCTTGACGGCTTGGACATGAATAATGAATTTGAAATCACCACCATCACGGATACGGATAACTACACCGTTACCCATACAGACACAGCCTCGGGATCCACGTCAGGTGGAGGAGGAACAGGAAATGCTAATTATCAACTCTCTATTGGAGAATCAACATCCACTTTTGGATATGGATGGGGTACCTCCACATGGGGAGCCAGTACATGGGGAACAGCCCGTTCATCATCTAGTGTGGTAATTTACGCACGAAACTGGTCACTTGATAATTTTGGGGAGGACTTGATTGCAACGGTCATTAATGGCGGAACTTATAAATGGGATCTTTCAGGAGGTGTCTCTAACAGAGCGGCAGTTGTTACCAACGCGCCGACAGCGTCTCGGTTTAGTTTAGTATCGGCCGATACAAGACATTTGTTTTGTTTAGGAACAGAGACAACGATCGCAAATACAGCCACGCAGGATGACTTATTCTTTAGGTGGTCGGATAGGGAAGACCTTACGGATTGGACTCCCGTGGCGGCCAATGAAGCGGGATCTCTTCGTATTGCGGATGGATCAAGAATTATTGGAGCGGTCAAATCAACAGGACAAATACTTGTGTGGACGGATAAATCCTTGCACGGTATCCAATTTGTTGGAACACCTTATACTTTTGGACAGCGTCAATTAGGTGCTAATTGCGGATTAATCGCTCAGCATGCCTGCATAGATGTAAACGGTAGAGCTTACTGGATGGGAGAAAATTCCTTTTACATGTATGATGGTGTGGTTAAAAAAATGCCTTGTTCCGTACAGGACTTTGTGTTTGATGACATCAGTTTCACTAATAAAAATGACATTGCATGTGGACTAAACACCGAGTTTAATGAAATTTTTTGGTACTATGCTACCGCCAGTGCCACTCAAATTGACGCAGGGGTTGTCTATAATTATTTGGAAAACACATGGTATACCATCAGCCTTGACCGTACGAGTTGGTTAGCCGCTGAAATATATGAACAGCCTATCGCCACTCAATACAGTACAACTTTAACGGCTAATTCCGCGACTATTATGGGTTTAACGGCGGGAGCCTCTTATACATATGAACACGAGAAAGGAAATAATCAGGCCGATGGTACGGCGATTAGTGCAAGCCTGACTACGGGCTCCATTGAAATTGCCTCAGGGGATAATCTCATGTCTGTCAGCAAATTCGTTCCTGACTTTACTAATCTAACAAATAATGTTGCTGTTACATTGACTCTGGAACAATATCCACAATCAGCATCTAATGTGACAACAACAGGAAACGTCACGTCTTCAACACAGAAAATTGACATACGGGGAAGGGGAAGGTCCGTGAACCTCGCTTTTGTATCCAATACTGTGGATGATACGAACTGGAGGCTCGGCTCCATGAAACTGCAGCTTAGACCAGACGGGAGGAGATAATGGCTAAAATTACCATTACACGTTTACCTAACGCGACACCCGAGTATGAAAGTGGTCAGTTTGATCAAATGATCCGTCTTTTGGAGCAAATTATCTTGGTGCTTAATACTTCCTATGCTCAGGACATAGAAGAACAAAGTAGCGGAAGGAGTTGGTTCCTTGGCTGATACATATAAAAATATTGGCCTAGATATGACCACTACTGGTCCTACAACCATTTACACTGTTCCAACGGCTAATCCAGGGGCATTACCCCCTGTTTTTCCAACCACAGCCGTAGTTAAATCTATCCTCATATGCAATGATTCTGCTAACACCACCGAGTATACCATAGAATGGACTGACAGTAGTGCTTCGGCAACCTATAAAATTACCAACGATAAGACCATTGCTACCGATACGACCTATGAAGTTTTATTACAGCCTCTGGTTCTGGAGGAATCGGACTTAATTAAAATAACTGCGAATGCCGCCAATGAGATTCACATTACAATGAGCTTTTTAGAAACAACAAAAGGAGCACTCTAATCGAACTTCATTCATTATTTATTACCCCTGTTTTTTCAGTAAATTTCACCACTGGCGATTATGGTGACTTAATTAAAGCCATCCGAGAGGTTCAAAAAGAAGATCCAAAAGGGATTCAAAAAACAAATCAAGGAGGATGGCATAGTCGTGACGATCTTCAAGAGGACAAGCGTTTTGGTGTCATTAAAGCGGATATCATTCACTACTGCATAGAAGCATTGGATCATTTAAGGGTAGAGGATCACTGTGAACCTGAGCTTACTGGTATGTGGGCCATGATCAATGGTCCAGGAACCTATAACAAATTGCATTCTCACCCCCATAATTATCTCTCGGGAGCTTTTTATCTGCAAGTTCCAGAGAACAGCGGAAAATTAACTTTTCATAATCCTCGCCCCCAATCTGAAGTTCTTGCCCCTCCTATGAAGACGGATCAATCCATTCATTTAGCCCCACGCGTGGGGTGGCAGCCAAAAGTTAAGGACTTGCTTATTTTTCCAGCATGGCTTAATCATGAAGTGGAAATTAACAATTCAAAAGAGGATAGAATTATGTTAAGTTTTAATGCTAAAATACAAAGGAAATTAAATTAGATGGCTAAAATCGTAGAACCAGCAGAACTTCTAGGGCATATGGATACATCGGATGGGAGAAGAATTCCGCGCTATAAGTGTAAAAGTGAAACTACTCTTACCAATACAGTAACGGGAGAGGAATATGATTCAGAAAACGCCATGCAATCAGATGTTGATAATCCTTCCACAGCGACACAAGAGGGGCATATTAGACGAGATGTTAAGATTTTTGCACCATCACTGGCGGATATGGTAGGGGAAGTTCCTAAAGATTAGGCACTACAAGCTTCACATTCAATCTCAGTTTCATTGCCGTTAAGCATTACTTTTTCATCAGAAGTATCATGACATCCGCACCCTTTAAGGTGTTTGGACAGTGTCTTTTCTAGTCTTAAATTATCTCTCTCCGTAGCTAATAAACGTTCGTGGTAGCGGCTCACCTTGTCAGCGAGGACAGCTATAGCCTTCAATACTTCCTGATTTTCCATTTTTTTCTCCTGATTTAAATTTTTGGGTGAGAACCAATTTAAACACATCTTTGATCTAAATCAAGACGATTAATGTCAAATTATGATAATAGTTTTCTTGACAAAGAAATTATGCTATGGAAGGGGCAGAAATAGGATGACAGAATTAAAGACAATAGACGAATTAATTCTAAAGAAAATAAGTGTATACTATACCTCTTTAGAGAACATGCATTTGTTGGAAACAGTGCATTCCTATATTGAGAATAACAAAGATAAGTTTACCGAAAAATCATGGAACTGTAATATTAAAACCTCTAAAACAATATCCCAAAATATTTTGTATGACATAGAAGAGTTTAATCATTTAGCCACTAGTTTAGAAAATATTATTAAAGAACTTTTATATAAAAATTTTAAAAAATACACCCCGTTTATGATTTTTGAATCATGGATAAATATTTTAGGGGAGCATGGTTATCAAGAACCCCACCTACATGGCGACTGCGGATCTGCTGTTTTATATCTAACAGAGAATAATTCTGAAATTGAATTTATTATTTACCCAGAGGATTTACGAAAAGCAATAGTCCCTAAAAAAGGTGCTGTTTTATTGTTTGACGGAACCACCTATCATAGAGTTGTAGAATCAAAACACGAAAGAATGTCTCTGGCTTTTAACTTTAATTTATTAAAATGAAAGCAGAAGTTATTACAGATTCTTTTTTTATTGGCCATTATAAAATAGCCAATAAATACATTAAAGATCTTAATAAAAGATATGAAGCTGCGAAGGACGGTTTAAAGAGTTACGGTCCCCGTTTAGCGGGGAGACTGGATAGTGAATTAGAAATGTTAAACATTATACAATCAACGGATTCTTTTCCTCAAATTGTTAAATGCATGGACAAACATATGAAACAAAGCATTGAATTTAAATGCCTACCCCGTAAATCTTATGATTTGGATATTATAGGATGCTGGATAAATGATATGAAAGCGGGGGAATATAATCCTCCCCATACTCACCATGACGGATCTGGCTGGTCAACAGTTTTATTTTTAAAGGTTCCCGAATTCATTAACGATGCAAAAGATCCCCATAAATTCAAGGATGGGGCGCTGTGTTTTATAATGGGAGGAGACACCACTTATTATGTTACCCCTAAAGTTGGGGATTTTTATATCTTTCACGCCCGTCACCAACATTGTGTAATGCCCTTTAAAACCAAGGGCGCTAAAGCAGTTCGTCGATCCATGTCTTTTAATTTTATTGCAAAGAAGGAGGAGAAATAAATGAAAACAAACAATATTCCTCCCCCTTTCGTGAAGCAAATGATGTTTGGCACTTTGGTCATGGAGTTTAATTTGAAGATAACATGCCCAGAAGTGAGAGAGCCCTTATTAAAGGAAATAAAGAAATGGATTAAAAAAGACCCTGGGGTGGTAATTTCAAACATGGGGGGATGGCACTCCCCACTGACGCATACGGGAGTCTTGGGGAAGCTAACTAAAATCATTGCTGATGAATACGCACCAATTTATGGACAGGCGATGGGATGGGATCTTGATAATAGAAAATTTTTTTCAGAAAGCGGGGCGTGGGCCAATGTCAATCCACCGGGAGCATCAAACAACACCCATGTCCACTGCAACAGCGTTCTCGCGGCAATTTATTACGTGGAAACGCACGGACCTGAACAAGGATCTCTTTTTTTTGAAGATCCTCGGTCATCCGCTGTACAGAATCTTCCTGCGATAAAGGAGTTTAATTACCTAAATACCCGTAGTATCGAACGCGTTCCCCAAGACCATGACTTACTTCTCTTTCCCCCTTGGCTTCCTCACAGAGTGGCGCTTAACAAAAGCAAGAAAAGAAGAATATCCGTATCTGTTAATTTTAGCGTGGGGGCACCAGTATGAGATACCCCCCAAGCAATTTATTGGAGGAGGGAATGAATCTTGAAATAATTAAACATAATATTTTTATTGACGAAGCATGGTCTTTTACAATGCCTAATCACGAAAAGTGGAGGAAAGAAATTAAAAATATAATACTCGTAGAAAACAATAAAGAAATACATAAGCACACAACAATTCCAGAAGAAGACTGTAACGTTAAAGCTAGAAGAACCGCATGGGATTCTCATTTTCGATATCCTCAGATACGATCCTTAACTGATGAATTATCAAACATTATAGGGGGTTGGGTTAAGAAAGAAAATTTTGATGCTCCTTCGATCTTGATACAAGACTGTTGGATTAATTGGTATAATAAAAATGATCATGCAGTGCCCCACGATCATCCATCCCATTTATCATTAGTCTATTTTGTAGAGGTGGAAGGTTCAGGAGCAGAGTTTTTATTTCACAAACCTGGTAGATTTGCATTAATAAGAAAAGAAAACAATGAAACATTTTGTAATAATATTCAATCCGTGAAAGTAAAAAATGGAACTGTACTCATGTTTAATGGGTCTTTAGCACACGCCGTCACTCCTAATTTATCTAATAGCCCTCGTATAACTTTCGCTGCCAATTATGAAGTAAGGTATCACGAAAAAAGGGAGGATTATTAAATGTTTGAAAAGAAAATAACTTTCATTGCCACTGATAAAGATTATGAAAATATATGGCCTCATCCCCGAGCTGCAAATCATTTTATTCCGCAAAATTATAAAAATTTAAAACGTCATGAGGATAAGAATCTTCACAAACCAACGGTTAAGACATGCATCCCTTTTTTAGATGCCTTAACTTTTGGATATATTATTCCTTTTGACCAAGATTATATTGTGGATGCAACGGAGACTGATTTAAGTATTTCATCTGCCAACAAAGAACCTGAACCTGCGGGATTTCATAGTAAGACCCAACTTCCGTTAGGAGATGACAAGGGAAAAGAAAACGCAGGAAAATTTCATAACAAATGGCTAATTAGAACCCCACCAGGATATAGCTGTTTATTTATTCAACCCCTTAATCGGACAGAAGAACGTTTTGAAGTCATATCAGGAGTGGTGGATACGGATACGTACATTAATGTAATTAATTTTCCTTTTCATTGGAAAAAATGGACTCAGCAAACCATTTTGAAAAAAGGAGAATCCATGGTTCAAGTAATTCCATTTAAACGAGAGTCATGGAAAAAATGGTCTGGCTTTGTAATGGAAGTAGCCCATGGTCAAACCCTTCGACTTCTGGAAAGTAAGTTTATGGATCGGTATAAAAAAATGTTCTGGAATAAAAAAAGTTTTAAATAAATGAAAAAATTAAGTGATTTTGTGAGATGCTACGAAAATGTAATTGACAAGAAGTTATGTGAAAAAATTGTCAATCAAAAAGATCTTACATTTTCACCCGCTACTACGGGAGGATATGATAAAGTAAATCCTGATTATAGGAGGTGCTATATGAAATACTTAGATAATAAATTTGATAAAAATATTTTTAATATAATAGGTAAAATTATTATTAAATATAAAAAGGAAATCCCAGATTTTTACACAGGACTAACGATTACAGACACAGGGTATGAGCATCTTTTATACAGGGGAAGTGAAAAAGGAGAATATAAAGAACACACTGATAATTCGGATACATCTCCTCGTGTTTTAAGCTGTTCTTTAATTTTAAATGATGATTATGAAGGAGGCAATTTTGCGTTTTTCGGAGGAGAATACATAGTTCCCAAGAAAGCTGGTAGTGCTGTTGTTTTTCCGAGTAATTTCTGTTTTCCCCATGCAGTCACCCCTGTTACAAAAGGAAATCGACACGCCGTCATCACTTGGATTCACTAATGAATTTTAAAAAACTAATTTATCCTATGGGACTCGAAGAGTTTCTTTTAAAATACAACAACAATGAATCCTTTATTATAAAAGGACATAAAGACAAATTTTCTAATTTAATTACTTTGGAGGAAATAGAATCTACCATTAATAATGGTTGTAATATTAATTCCCCCATGCAAATTATTAAAGATGGCGTCCGACACTATTATATCCAACAAAATTTAAAATGGAGTCAAGTGGCGCTTCAGAAGTCTGTTATAAAAAAATTACTTGAAGAAAAACATAGTTTTATGATGATGAATCAAACACAAATCAATAAAAAAGTATCTGAACTCATAGACACAATTGAATCTACTTTCACTAATTCTCATGCAGATCTACACTTGTATATTTCACCAAAAACGGCATCAACAGGATATGATGCCCATCGAGATCGTCCGCAGCATAAAATTTATATGCAAATAATAGGTATGACCCATTGGAAAATATATAAAATAATAAAAGAAATGCTAGAGGAGACAATAGCTTTTGAAGAAAAAGATGAAAAAGTGTATCTAGAGGAAGAAAAGAATTTTACTCTTGAACCAGGGGATCTGCTCTATATGCCTTCAGGAACATTCCATAAAGTGAGGAATGAAGAGGGTCCGCGAGTCTCGTTCAGCATTCCTTTCGTAATAGAAGAGAAAAAGAGTGAATATATGGATAGAACATATATTCCCTTTAAAGAACTTTTTGACACCTCTAGGGAATGAAAAATAAATATATATATGTCAAAAACATGCTGTCCATGGATTTGGTAGAATACATCTCTACTTGGCATTTAAAAAACTATGAAAAAACAGCCAAAGATAGTCAAGTTCCTCTCGCTTTTTCAATTCATTCCAAGGACTCAGAAATTTATTATCATTTACTTCATCATTTACTCCCCATTATGGAAAAAGAAACTAATTTAAAGTTAAAGCCTATATACAGTTATAGCAGAATTTATTTAGGTGGCGCCGAATTAAAAAAACATACCGACAGACAGGCTTGTGAAATAAGCGCTTCTATAACTTTAAAATATTTTTACCATAATAAAGAATATCAATGGCCTCTTTGCATGGAAAATATACCCATAAATATTAAGTCAGGTGACGGGGTTATTTATAAAGGAGAGGAGATAGAGCATTGGAGGCCTATTTTTCAACAGCCAAAAAAATATTGGCATCATCAAGTTTTCGTGCATTATGTTGATTTAAATGGTCCTTATTCTGATGAGAAAGAGGAAGTTAATGTCAAAAGTATTTGTTAAAGAAAATTTTTTTCCATTAGAGATTTATAATTTTATTGTGAAAGAAATACTATCTGTTGAATATAAACCTCCTCCTAAAGAGTCAAGAGAACAGTATCAAGGTAATTACTGGAATACTCATTATTTACCAAAAGGATGCGAGCTGCAAACAAAAATGAAAGAACTTGTCGCAGAACATTTTTATTTTGATGATTTTAGTTATATAGATTCTTGCTACACAATGGTGGGAGCAGCAGATAAACCTAGACCTCACATCGATCAGTCAATAGGAGCAACTCATCAACTTTTAATTTACATGCATGGCGAAGAATCTAGAAACAACGGAACAGGTTTTTATCATGTTACCGATGATGATCAATTAGAATTAAGTTATCATGTGGGTTTTAAAAAAAACAGAGCAGTTTTTTGGACCTCTGATATATATCATGCTCCTCTTCAATGGGCTGGAGGTGGTTCTTTTAGATACTCTATTGCTAGTTTTTTAAAAAAATCAAGTTAAGAATAGTTAGGATCGTAATCAATCCAAGTTTTATTCCAATCCCAAGCCAAAGGCGCTTCAACGTCGTTAAAAGTTTCTATTGAGTTTCCCGCATCCACCCAGGCAATTCCCGCATTTTCAAAAGCATTATCATAGTCCATTACAGCTTCGAGAATCTGGCTTTTTCTTGTTTCACTCCAAGTTAATAATTCTTGAATTGTTGTGGAGCCCACGGAATCAGAGACATCTGATAACACAATATTCCCCGCCATTTCAGGGGGGTCACTGTCCGCTACCTTAGTTTGAATTTCCTTCTGTCCTGAAGTCCATAAAATATAATGAACGGTATTCTCTAGTGCAGGCATGGCGTTTCCCTTATCCGCCCATTTAATAATATAAGAATCATCTATGTTAGTATAGTCGTTATTTGATACTACAATATGAGTGGCCATAAATATTCCTTAGTGTTTTATAATGTAGTTAACCACCACGTAAGGTGAAAAAGTATTGTTTCCCGCTGCCGTTACCGTTCCTGTAAGTGTAGAAGCTACTGCCACAGTACCTGTCAGTGTTCCCGCCAAGGTGTGAGCATGATTGTGCCCCGTTCCTGAACCTGAATTTTCCGTGTTCCGTGGGCTTTGCGGGTGTACGAAGCCTTCTTGTTGTCCCCCTTGTCCTGGCCCTCTTCCTGGGTCGACTGTATTTTGGAACCATATTACGTAATCATGATCATGAGAGGCTAGTTGAGCCGTGGTGAGTGATGTATTGGAAATAGATCCCGTTACCGTTACCGCTTGGTTATTGGTAACAGTATTAGTTGCCGCTTGGTTATTGGTAACAGCCACGGTTACCGTATTAGCACCGCCCGTTGCCGCTAGGTTATAAGTGTTTCCATCGTATCCTTGTGGAGTTTTACCTTGTAGTTGGGGAACATTAAAAGTTGTTGATCCGTTGCCCGCTCCATAGGTATCTCCAAGAACCACATAAAGTTCCGCATAGGTTGTTCGTGATACAGCGGTTCCGTCGCATAATAAATATCCGCTGGGAGCCGTAGTTTTTCCCCAAGGCTTGATTGTACCTACTTCGCTTCTGTTTGTAAAATCCTGTAGATTAGTCATTGTACTTTAGCCTCCAACCATTTGTTGAATCGTAGTATACCAAAGAAACCCCTGCACTGTTAGTTGAAATTGTCATATCGGCTGCATCTCCTTGAACTTTTTCAGCTCCTCCATCAATAGTAATATTATTGGTTCCCGCACTTCCTGTACCATCAATGACTTTTACTTGCATTCCAATTGTAGGAGAGGCGGGTAATGTTATTGTGACTACGTCACTTGAGCAGTCAACAAAAATATTATCGCCGTCTGAGGCTGTATAAGGGGAATCACTATCAGTTTTTTCCACCCATGCTTCGCCTAATCCAGCTAAAGAAAAAATATCGTACCAGTTGGTACCATCAGTAGAAACTAAACGGTACTTACCATTTGCAATACTCATAGTATTGCCTGTAGCTCCTAATCTGGCAGTGATAGTGGCACCACCACTAATATTATTATAAAGTCCGTAAGTTTTTTGAGTTTCTGGAAATTGAATTGTCTGAGTTGCCGAAACAGTCCCTGAGAAAAGTAATGTATTTTGTCTGGCTTGGTTGTTGGCCGCGGTATCGGGTCCGTCGGCATTGGTTAATGTTATCCCAGTTCCTGTTGTAAGAGCAGGTACTGCATATACACCAGCAATAGCGAATTCAAAAACCTGGGAAAAGTTATTGTTGGTAATGGTTCCCCATGTACCTGAATTTTCCCCTGTTACTTGTAATTCCGTTCTAAGACCAGTTGAATACGTTACCATTTAATCTCCTAATACCTTTTTTTAATGATTTTATGCAGCCTTGTCAACTTCTACCCAAACGGCTGTTTGCGAGTCATCCACTTCTTGCCAGAAGGTACCTCGTAATGTTCCTGTACTACTTGTAGCAGAAACCCCTGTTATTGTAAAGACAACATCTGTTTGAATATTCAAGGTTCCTGGGCTCGAAGTTAATAAATTTCCTGTAGCTGCATAGCTTGATTCCTGCCCTGCATCCCCAATATTGGATGTCATGGCTTGGCCAGTAACGGTGATATCAAAATCCGCCGTTCCCGTTGCATCGCCTTCTGATGAAGTTAAATCATTACCATCAACGTCCACATCAACATCAATGTTAATGGTTTCTTCCCCTAGAGAGGAAGTCAGTCCCGCCGCTGTGAGAGTAACATTACAGTCTCCCGTAATGGTGGATGATCCCAATGATCCAGTTGCCACTGTTCCCGTGGGATAAACACCTGGGCTGATGGCAATTAATGGAGCCCCTAAACTTACATCTAATTCTGGTTCACTAGCAGCTACAACCGTTATTGTTGCATCAGCCGTAATTGAGTATGTTCCAATACTTGTTGCTGCTTGAACACCTGATGGGAAGGCAAAAGGAATCATGACTCCCGCGGTAGATGTTGCACCTTGTCCTGTTACTGTAATATCAACATCGGCACTCGCAACAGCGTCACCAGCACTTGCTGTCGCACTGACTCCCGTTAAAGCGTATTCAGTTGCTAAAGTCCCCCAAAGATTATCCCCCCATCCAATTATTGTTCCCGTATCGGCATTGTAGCCCCGTCCCCAACCAGATTGTGCCACTCCTCCCGCCGTTTCCTCTCCTAAAATAGCGGTAAGACCATTAGCCGTGGGACTAACATCCGCATTAGCGGTAGTAGTTACATCATTAGTATTGGAAGTGAGTGTCTGTGATTGTACGACAGTAACATTAGCAATGCCTTCTGCGATGGCATCACCAGCAGTAGACGTACCATAGACGCCAGTAAGCGTGATATTACAATCACCCGTAATAGTGGGCGTTGCAGCGCTTGACGTAAGGCCGTCACCTGTCGCGGCAACGGGTGCGTACTCTCCCCACGCGCCACTGCCCCAAGTCTCTCGGCCCCATCCTTGTAGAGAGGCCATGATTTATTCTCCTATGCGATCCTTAAAATTGCAGCAGTCGCTTCAGCTGCAGGAAACGTAATTGTAAATGTTCCTGAAGTCGAAGTTTTAACTCCACCAAAATCTAAAACACAAACAGCCGCATTGGTTGTTAAACCAGTTACTGTAGAACTGTTATAAATCACGGCAGCTTGTGCAGAAATAGTCGCACTTGTGAATGAAAGATCGGGTGAAAAATCACACACAGCCGTATCAGTTGATAACACGGGAGTCACCGATGTTAATGCTCCGCCACCAGCTGAATAAGTGCCTGAGTTACTTACCTCGTCGGGTGTGTCGTAGATAGTAGTTGATTTACTTAAAGTTGCTTCACTATCAAAAAGCGCCAATTTAAAAGTGTTCCCTGTCGTTGCCGTAAAATCATGCAAAGCTTTCAGGATCTCCACTTTAAAACTGTTACAAACAGCTTGTACTATAGCCATAATAACCTCCTTTAGGGGTTCCTTGATTCGAGAGGGACACGAATGACGCCGTCTCTATATTCGTCCCTACGATCACGCCCCATCTCATATGTGGCAAGATTCTGTACAGACTGATTATATTTTTTATCATATAGTTGTATCATATCTGTCGGACCTTTCAAGTATCCAAGTCCTTCTAATATACAACCATATAACAGCACGTTGGGAGCATTTTGACTGATCCACGTGGAGGTGTTGGACGCCGATAAGTTATCAGGCATCCTTAGATATGCAAGTTCAACAGCTATGTTGGCACTTGGTGTTGGCGCAATATAATGCGTGTCTTGATCCCAATCAGCATAATACTTAGGAGTACCCGTTGCTGTTCTATCAGGCCAATACTCTGTCATAAATGAAATATCCTTCTGTAGCAAGGTTGTTCTTACATCCGAGACAACAATTTGAAGAAATCGAGTAGCCCTCCAGTCTCCTGGAAGGGAAAGAAAAGCGTTATCTACGGTTAAATTAGCCGTATCATATTTACGGTAATAACTGAGATCCACTTCCTTAAATAATTTATTTTCAACATTCACGATGAATGTATTAATGACAGCATCCGTGAGTACATCACTGGATGTCTCCGTGTAATTTCTTACGTTTGTTAATAAATCAGAATAATCGGTCATGTTGTAGTCACTGTAACCTTTCCTACAAAACTATGCAACAAAGTTGGCTTATTGGGTTGTTGAACCCCTAACGGTTGCATACTTCTTACAAAGCCTGGATAAGACACCCCATTGGCGTAGTAGAGAGTGACAGCTTCTTGCAGTGTTTCAAAACTATTTACGTTTGTGCCAATTCGTCCCACATAGACTGTGGAATTGGCAACTTGAGGCATTGCATGTTGCAACGCTTCAAAATCAGTAGGATGATTTTTAGGATCGATCTGAGCGGCTTTTGGCTCAAATTCACTGTAGTGAACCCACACTCCATTCCATTCCTGTACCATTTCAGTGTAAGGATAGGCCATCCCATCACGATCGGAAATCCTTTGAGCGAACTTACCGGTAGCGTATTTACCCATTAGTTAATCCATGTTTGCCGCGGAACCACACTATAACTAGCTTTCTCCACGTCTTCATTGGCCGCGCGCTGGAACTCCTCCTCATAGAGAGGTTTAAGTAAAGCGACACGATCTGGTTGATATTTCAATGCCATATAATAAGCCAATCCCGCAACCATGCAGGGAATGAATCGAAATGGAATTTGTGCGTTATTCGTATAGCTGCCAGCATCAAACATACGAATTAAGGCATAATAAATAAAAGTATAGTCACTTGAAGGTTCAGGGTACAGATAAACTGTTGGATTTATTGTTCGTTCAAAATAAAACTGTGTAGGACGTCCTGATGTTGATTTTACAGTATAATTCCAATAAGTGCTTCTGCCAATTCTCGTCATCGCAAAATCATTATTACTGCTGTCGCGCATCACACAATTGGTGATGTCAATAATGGTCTGGGTGTCCCCTCCCGTGAGCAAAGTCGCTCCTGACAAGGGATTAGTGAATCCTGCTGATGCAACAGCAATTTCTTGTTTTTGAATCGTCCATAGATTAAGGCCTCTATTCGCCCAATCGGCAAACATGATGTTAAGAGAACGGCGCGCGGTTTTTATTTCATAACCAGTACGGTCTTGCAAACCGCACCGTTCAAAAGCCTCTTCTACAATATCATCGATTGCAAGGTCGAAACTCGCTGTGGAAGCATATGTTGGCATCGATTACTTCGCAATCCCCATACCACGCTTGGCTATTCCGCCTCCGCGACGTCTAATTGCTCCACCTTTCTTGTAGCCTCTGTTAAGTTCACCGATGACTCGTCTTTTCTCAGCTCTTCGATTAGGGTTCATGCGTTCTGCATCAATACGACCTACTTCCTCTAGTAAATTCCTTCTTCCTGATCCACCTGCTTGACGCTTAATTGCGCCACCATCAGCTTTAGCAATGCCTTTTCCTCTTTTAGCGATGCCTCCACCTCGTTTATTGATAACACCTTTGCCTTTGCCACTACCAAATTTTCCGTAAGATTCATCAGCGCTTGCTTTTAGTTCTTTTGCAGTGCGAGGTTTTTTAATTCTCTCCGCAACAGACTCGTCTTTACGAGCTTTATATCCTTGTGCCATATTAGCCTCCTTGGCGATTATACTTCTTCCAGGATCGTCGCTTGTGCTTATTCTTCGGCTTCGACCTAGGAGATCTTCCTATACTAGTCCTTTTTTTGACGGGTGTAAAGTATGATGAACGCGTGAATATTTGAACCACTAGCCTACAATTTTCCTGACGTTAATTGCGTTTTCTTTCCCCTTGTTCTCCCCTATCTCGAATTCTATCTCTTCTCCTTCTGTGAGTGTGTCAATACCCGCTTTTTCCAAAGCCGATACGTGCAAAAAGACATCCTTGCCTTCTTGTTCAATAAATCCATATCCTTTGGCGGGATTAAACCATTTAATTTTTCCTGTAGTCATTAGTTTCCTTATAGTTATTTATTATTCCATTTTTCCTTGGACCTAAGTGTCCATCTCTCAAATGCTTCTTTGCTTATTTCTTTCTTTATCATCTTCGCCCCTTCGGGGAGATCCGTATGTAATGTCAATATTTCCCCGTCATCACTCAATTCCACGAGTGCTGGTCCGCAGAATGCGTTCTTTGTATAATCTGTTTCCTTTTTCTTGAGTATTCTTACTTCCTTCATGCACGAAGAGAGTGATTCCATTGGAACATACTGCGTCATTCGATGCTCACTATCATTCATATTCCCGAATATGAACATGACGATTACGCTAATTACTTCCATTATTAGCCTCCCTTAGTTTATCCTTGAGCTTCTCCACGTCCCCCATTAAACGTTCTATGTCCTGCTGCGCTCTCTTTATATTTACGGAATTACTCATCATTGACTCCATTTCTTCCTGCATATGCTCAAGCTGAGATGCCATAAATTCAATTAATAAATCCTGCTGACTATCCGCGGGCAGGGAACCTAATTCACCTCGAGGCCATTTTATGCGGAATTCCGTGTTTTTTGTAAGATCTGCCTCTGATAATGTTACACGCGTTTCTAAAGTATTGAGCCTCTCCTGGATCCCGAAAAACGCGTACACGCCAATTGCTGTGGCCGCCAATATCGAGAGAAGATTTCTCATCGGCATGCTTATTGCCGTTTTATCCGATACATCGAGTCTGTCGTTCATTACAGTTTTCCCACTACAAAAATTACAAAAATTATTACTGCAATACAGCCAATTGTAACCATCGTCCAGTCAAAGTTATCCAGTAACCTTACGCGCCGCATGAATCACAGCCATCGTCGCAGACGCATGGATCTTGGTTGCAGGCTGGGCATTCTATCATTACTTAGCTAGAGGATTATTAGCTTTCTTTTTTATTTCTTGAATCTGTATGTCTTGCAATTCATTTTCTTTCAACGCAATTGCTACGTCAGTTTCAAGTTTCTTAATGGCACTCAATAAAGGGTCTAAATTTACAACTTTTGGAATTGTTGCTGTTATTCGTATAAGCTCTTCACTTAGAGCTGCTAGTTTCTTGGATAAGGGCTTAAGATCAATGTCATCTGGTATATCCAGCATTGCCATTTCTTCTCTTACCTTTCCAATTTCCTTGAATACCAATGTTAAATCAACAGGTTTAATTTTTTCTTCCACTGCTGCTATTCTGTCTATTAAATCCACCTTGTATTCGTTGGCATATAGTAGTACCTCATCAAACTGTTGCGTCAATGCCTTGTCCTTTTCATGCAAAGGCTTTAAATTCACTGGTTTCTTGTTCTCTATTGCATCAAGGCGTGTATTAAACTGGCCCCAGGTGTAAAAACCTCCGCCTATGGCCCCTATAACGCCAATCAGTGCAGCGTATGTAGATAATTTCTCTATTATTTTCATTTCTTCTTTCCTTTATAGTAATTAGTTATCCATTCTCTAACTTTTCTAGGATTTTCTCTAATATCGTCTTTAACTATTCTAGTAAGGTCTTTCTTCATTTGACCAGTTATTCTTTTTCCTGGATTGCTTTTTTTCCAAACATTAATAGCTCGATCAGCCAAACCAGCCCTTTGTTGTGATCTTGATGGTCCCTTACCTTTTTTAACAGGACCTTTTGGTTTCTTATATGCCATTTTATTCTCCTCTCAAGAGTTTCAGTTCTATCATAATGCCAGCTTTTTGTATAGCCAATTCTTCTAGCTCTTGCCTGTACACTTCCACTGGATCGCCTTGTATATATAGAACAAGCGTTACGCCCTTGTATATTTCCTTGTTGTATTCGATCATGCTTAATTGCTCAAAAAAGTCATCATTTGTGGCATAATTAAGTCCTTTGTCTGTATAAAAATCCCTATTGGAATAGTCATTCAAGCTAATCACTTCCTTGAATATATCCCTAGGATTGATGGCTACCTTGATTTCTCCAACGTCAACCTTGCCTACCTTAATTTCCTTTGAGACTGTTATTTTATTGTCCTCTACCTCCCCAGCTTCAATATTATCTTCTCCAACTGCTTCTTCCTCATTCGCAGCAACCTCTTGTGGGCCATCTTCAGGTTCTGGCTCTTCTGCCACTTCTGTTTCAGGTTCGTCATCGCTTCCCTCGGTATCTTCCATAGATTCTTCATCTTCAGCAACCTCCATTTCTTCGGTTTCATCTTCTCCCTCCATTTCCACGACATCTTCCTCTTCTTCCATCTCCATGTCAATAGTTTCTTCTTCCTCCATTAAAGGTGGTTCTTCAAATTCTTCAGGTGCATCCATGAATGCTTCTTCCATGTCCTCAAATTCTTCCATGTACATTTCCTCGAATTCTTCTTCAGGCATGGCAACAGTTTCTTCCTCCATTGGAGGTGGTTCTTCAAATTCTTCCTCTATCATTAGGGGTGGTTCTTCAAATTCAGTTCCTACATTATAATCCTCCACATCAAATTCTTCCTCGAAGTAGAAATCATCTTCCCAGGTAAATTCTTCCTCTTCCCATGTCCAGTCCTCTTCCCATTCTATATCTTCTGGTATGTTAAAATCCTCTTCCCAATCAAGTTCATCGCCATCCGATGTATTATAGGTAATGCTAAGCTCAACGTTATCCACATCCGGTCCTGCGTGCGATGAGGAGTTGGATGAGTCATCTATGTCTATTCTTGCATTGATATCAAAATCTGTTGATGTGTTTGCTCCAATCGTGATGGAATCCGTGTATGTCTTGTAGATGTTGTGGTCATCCTCCACTATTCTTATTTGTGTATTTACATCGCCACTGGAATCAGTGAGCGTTTGTGT